TCTGTCTAACAACTAAACCAATACAGAGCAAGAGTAAACCCAACATCCACAATGTTGCTAGATTCGCCATTTTGAACGTTTCCAATCTCTACTAATGTTATTAGAATTTAATAGCCGCTATAGTCCCGATCTGCAATCTAATCCGCAGCCAATAGAAGTATGTTAACCCGTACTCGGCGCAGTTGTCGTAAACGCATTATAGCGGCTATTAAATTCTAACTAGGCCGGTGCGCTTTGGGTGTCGCACCGTTTAACTATGGGCCTGTCCCTTAGCACCTAGCAGGTTAGGAGTCTAGTAGATATCGGCCCGATTACCAAGTATCTACTAGACTAGTTAGAAAACTTATTAGTTGACGGTATAGCTGCCAGCCGTCGCCGGATTCGGCTCCGTTGCGGCATCCGTGAGCGCACGTTTTGCGGAACCATGCAGGATGGCCAAGGGCTCCTGAGACTCGACCAGAGCAAGCATGACCAAAGTTGCCAGTACCGGGTTGTCGGTAGCGATCTTTTCGGCCACATTGCCGACTTCGACGATTGACTCGTGTACGGCCTGAAGCTTATCGATAAGCTCCTGAGTCAAGATTTTGCGTTCGGTAACGTTCATTTTGTTTCTCCTTCTAAATTTGCCTTACATTTTCAAGAGTAACGCAGATTGGGTAATTTGTCAAGACTTTTTTTAAATTTATCTGTGGAAAACTTTCAAACTTTGGTAATTGGGTTGTCTTTTAACTCTTGAAAATCACCCTTTGATTCGCACCATGTTGTATGTATATCCGTCTCTGTTACGGCGAAGATAACCCCGTATCGATCCTTCAAGTCGGGGAATTCATCCCGCTCACTGTCGCCTATAACAATGAAGTGTACGACCATCCCCACATCATAGACGGACTCGCAATCACCGTTCTGGATGCAATCCCAGAAGTAAGGAATCGAAATGTGTTCACCTTGAAATATTCCGGGTGAGGTAATTGTATCGTCCGAATCAACTTCATACTGCTCGCGATATTCGCTTGCAATTGCGATAACCATTTGAATTCTCCTATCCTAAATTTGTACCAAACTTATGAGAGATTGTCAAGCATTTTCTTTGAGTACCAAAGTACCATTGAGTACCAATGAAGTACCAGTACGGTTTTGTTAGCGTTTTAGCTCTAGGACAGCCAAGCCACAATAGCGCGTTATAGCGCAAGGTAAAGCGATTTAGTTAACAATACCGATTTCACAGGGAGAATAACATGCTCGCGTATCTGCAAAATCTGCACTTGATCGTTCCGGTTATCATTGCGGCATTCGGGCTGCTCTACTGCAACGGGGCATTTTAGGCAATAGGTTTAGTACTCCCGTTGACGTGCAAGCAAGAGCAAGAGAGCAATTGCGAGTAGTTGCGGTATGGCGACATAGCCAAGTGTAATCATTTGCTTTTTACCTCCTCGTATTCAGTGACCGTTGCCTTGACTATGCGCGTTGAGCCCCGACTTAGGATGGTAGGTCCATTGTCGGGATACGTGTACTCAACAATCCAGATATGTTTCATTGAGCTATACCTTCCCCTCTGGTAGCGCGTACCGAACTTGTAGTCATTGGTTGGCCCTTGGACCGCGAGACAATCCAGTTGCAGACATTGCTTTCCATGCGTCCAAGTGAGTCATAGACAGCGCTCACTAACTCATGGGTGAGATATGCCGTTTCCTTGGATGCGCGTAATGTCTCAATCCGATTAAGCGCTCCGTCGATTGTATCAAAGCTTTCCATTGTCCTATTCTCCTAGTAGTTGATATTGATTACTGTTTTCTTGTTTGTCTTGATTGCCTGTGAAATCTCTTCACCGGTTAACAAGACAGCGACTGTTAGCAGGGTAATGTAATCGTGTAATGGCTTGTCATGTATAGCGCAATCGATCAATCCGCAACTTAGACTGAGCCACATAAGACTAACTAAGACTGACTTGAATCCTTCCCATATAGCCTTGAACATACCTATTCTCCATTCTGTATAATGTACAGAGCGGCTTTCCCGCTCTGCTTAAGCTTGCTTGACTTCAATCCCTTGTTTGGTCAGTTGATCGATAATGAATTGCTCTGGATTCTTATACCATTGCTCATTCTGCTCATAGTGCATCTTTCCAAAGTACACGTCACCCCAATCGCATTGCTGTAGGTCATGGGGCATTCCGTAAGACATACCGCATTCTCTATGCTCTTTAGGATTTAGTTCCAATGCGCGAAACAAGAGACGCCTTAACATGGAAGGATGCCCCGACATGAACATTAACCGCGCCATGTCCAAGGGTTGATTAGCTGTCTTGACGATTGTACGGAATTCAATCTTGCCGGTGTGGAATGGGGTATGCGAGATAATCTCTACTTTCTTATGTGAGTACTCAAGTAACTCAACCAATGCAGCTATGACAGCGCCACGTCTAATGATTGATTCCGTTGATATGCCGCATGAGGCAATGTTATTGATAACAATTCTGACAACATTATCGCCATCGTTCTCTATGATGTGTTCTTCGAATCGATACCATACTTCGGGTTCCCCACGGTGGACACGTGCCATATCGAAGTCAATACCTTCCACGTCGTAATGAATAACCGGTGTCGCAATCTTGTCTAGTACTTTGTTGATTAATCCTTCAGAGAGTACACGTGCCTCTGATACCTTTTCTTCCCACCCTGATACCGCTAGAGACAATGCAGCGCTGTAGTTTGGCGTACCGGTAAATTCAGAGTCATTCTTTTCGCTAGCATCGTTATAATGGTTCGAGGGGAGATTTTGCTTACAGTATTCTAGCCAATCTCCCCATGAGTCAAAGTCTAGTAACTTTGCGCCATTCGTGTTTACTGATTCGATCATAAATCCCCCGTCTGTACAGTGTACTATGGATTCCCTGAATTAAAACTTAGGGAGAGGATTATTCTTGAGGATACGGATTACGCTGTCTTTATCGTATCCACGGAATACAAGCATGTGGGCGCATTCTTCAGGGGAGAATTCATCCAGCAACCTTGCACCCTTGATCGACGCGCGGGGAGTAACAGGTAACTTAGGGTCATATTGTGCGCAATACGTACGTGTAGCCTGTACCCAAGCGACCCATTTGATTGTACGTGCCTTGTCATCATGCTGTGCGAGGGATAATTCCCGCTCAAAACCTGTGTCATAGGTCCAATTGAGGAATACGAACCTATCACGGATTGCGCCGGATAGTACTTGCCGCTCGGGGAACATTGGGTTATGTCCAAAGCCTGTAGTATTACCCGTTGCGATGCAAATGAAATCGGGATGCCGCTTGACTTGGCCGCAAGGGAATGCCCCGTTACCGTTCGCTAGAGCAGAATTAAGCGCTGTAAGCAAGTTACCCGAAGCGTTGTCGATTTCATCGATAAGGAAAATCCCCCCCTCTGTATAGCGCTTGTAGAATTCCGTTGCAACGTACTCGCCATTGGCATCGTTGTAACCAATCAAACGGGATTCACTTGTCTGGATTGTCAAGGCCACATACCCGAATGGCAGATTCAAAGCTTTCGCCACATACTCCCCTGCTGTACTCTTACCTGTACCGGGCTCACCGTACAAGTACACATCCATACCGGACGTTACCAGTTTGAGCAACTTTTCAAATGACTCATGCTGTCTACCGATATCAACCTTGTCACCCGTTGCGCGATTTTCGACAACGATAGTATGAACCGCGTTATCGATCATAGCTTGTAAACGGGGTTCAATACCGCTCAAAGCGGAGTCTATCTTCGCCGTCAATCCGTCGACATTGGCCGTGAGTCTACCGGTTAGATGTGGCACTAATGCCGTTGCCATACTCGAAAGAAAATCGCCATTATCAGGCATTGCTTTGCTCTCCGTATATTGTACAGGGTCATGTGTTGAAGGGTGTTCAGACGGGTAGGGAATGTCACCCGCACGTTTATCTTGACGTGCACGCAATAGGCTAACGGTATAAGGATTGTCTACCTTGCCATCACATGCAATGTGCCATGCGGCACGCTGTAACCCATCCGGCCTAGGTTTGCGAGTCCATGCGATTTCATCGGCATCCAAGGGATGATTAGTAAATCCTTTGATTGCCCGTCCACACTTGACGCATAATCCGTCGAATCGTGCTTTCATGACTATTTAACCTCCGTGGGGGGAAAGTCATAGCATTTGATACTAACCGATTTAATCGGACGCCTATAATGCGCCATACGATTGATGCTGGCATCCCATCCAAATTGCTTTGCAAATTGCGAATCTAATGACTCACCTAACGCGATTGCCTCATTCTGCAAGATTGGATTCGCACTCTTTTGCTTTGAACGGAGAGTGAGTGCAAATAAGATTGTTTCAGCATCTTCGGAGCTAATGTGTAGAGTTATCTGCATTGATTTTTACTCCTGTGCTTGATTAGGCAAGCGAACCAATTAGGGGAATTCCCCTGTAATGAAGATACGCTTCTATATGTAGATTGCAAGCGAAAAATACAAAATTGCCAAAAATAATTATGGTACTTTGGTATTACCCGTCTATCAGACTTTGGCACGATAATTGCTTACAAGCGCTTGCCGATAGGCTCAATTATTCGCTAGTTATTCGCTTTTATATATGCTGAATGAAATAGTTTGGCAGAGTGATTGCATACAGCGTCCGGTACTTTCGTGTTCTGTATATTGTACAGAATGGCAGGATGATTGCTTGCACTGTCTAGTACTTTAGTGCATAGCATATTTGCCTGTTTGGTTAGTCAATTGCTTGTCACAATCCGTATATTGTACAGAGTGAGACGCGCATTGGCTTGAAATAGATCATATAGAGTGAAACACGGGGAGGAACAAGACAGACAGATAGACAGAAGGATTAAACACGGGTAGCCGGATAAGAGTTAACAAGTCTGTACAACGTACTAGAATCTAGTGGAATGAGGAGGAGGGGAAAGCTACGCTTTAACTAATTTATTAGTTGATAGACTACTTAAACGACATGTGTTGTTAAGATTCATTATGTAGAATTGAATACATGAGGGGAGTTTCCATTTAAATTCAATAACTTACAGCGCTCAAATCTTGACACTAAAACAAGATGCCCCGAATACTCCCAGTCGAGTCAGAATCTAGTAGAATTAGAATCCAAATTAAGTCTAGTAGTATCAAGCAGATGCCAAACCAACCCTACAATTTAGACGACGCGGCAGGAGCCCGGTACCCCATAGCGGCAGCGGCGGCAACGGACCCGGCCAACCAACCCTTTCCTACCTATTACAACTAGTTAATTAGTTTTTAGCTAACCATCCCTATTTACACATACTTAGGGTACTCTATATAGGATACCGACCAGTAGTTATGGAGATTCGTTACAGGCAAGGCTATACAAGGTAGATAATAGACACAAAAAGACCCCTACCAGACCGGTTAGGGTCCAATAGGGGTTCGTTTAGGACAGGATAGGTTAGTTACGGTACAGTTTGATACCTACAACGGCTAGGAGACGATCCACAAGGGTTTCTAGTTCCTTTACACGGGCTTCCAGTATCCTGATACGCTCGTACGGTTCCATGTTAACCTCTCTGGTTCCTAGTCATAAAGTCTCTGTACTTCTGTTTAAGGGTACGCACATCGAATAGATCATATTCAAGATCGTCAATACAGTCCCTTACGATATTACCGGCTTCGACGTAGTCTATGATCCTATCTAGGTCTGTAGCTGTAGTCTGTACAGTATACAGATAGGCCCGGATAGACCATAACTTCTGTATAGCTATAATTAAACGATCCTTCTCTGAGATTTGATCCCATATGACTTCTACAGGGAAACTTGATACAAATTCAGTAGGTTGCCAACTCTCAGTCCACTTTTGCATAGAATTCTTTGGTATATTATACGGTTTAATAAGTTCTGTCATGTTACTCCTCTCTTATTTCATTTATAATAGGTTGGACATTTCCTAGTCGAACCCAATCGTATATTGGTTGTCTCCAGAACCCTTTTGTAGCGTCATACTTAATATACACAACTTTATCAGAGATTCCTACTATGGTTCCGGCATGGGCACCAGTATAAGGAAGTCCTAATAAACTATTACCACTTGTAGATACTACACGATCCCCTAACTTGAAGTCCATGTTTAATACTCTCCTCTCTTTATTACCTTTACTAGTAAAATACCAGACCCTTTTTTAACAGACAGGCCCAAGTCTATATACAGCTTCTTGCTTAAATCTAATCCCTTTCCTACTTTCCGGTCTGTAATCTGTACAATATACGATTTACCAGACAAAGGATTTGTAAGTTTAATCCAAGTTCCCAAGGGATACCGATTGAAGGCTACTGTATATCGATCCTCATGGAACAGTTCCCCATTAGCCATCTTACGATTCTCATATCTAGGGGCGTAATACGTAGCAGTAGCTTTTACCGCCTCTGTATTTTGTACAGCAAGAACTAGATTAAGTAGATGTATAATCATGGAGCCTCCTTGAACTTTCTTCCTCTTCGTTCGGTGATGGTTGTCACGGTTACAGTTTCTTTCTTAATAGTTGCTGAATTTCCCTTGGCTCTAATCTCTTGTAATATCTTAGCCTCTTCATTTGTTAAAAGCATTACGTGCTGAGTGGCGTCAGTGATTAGTATTGGCGGTTGTTCTGGCAGCGTTTTATAAAACTCTATTTTATTAGTACTAGGATTTGCCGGGACATTAGCAACGCCGTTAACGATTCCGCTACCGCCTGTTAACCCTGCAACATTTGCCCACAATTTTTGACTATCTTTAGCGTTTTTATACGCCTCAACTTTAGTACCTAATCCATTTGGCCCGGTTATCGGATCACCAGCATAGTGACCTATGTTGATATAATCGTCATAGGTTAAATTATCATAATGATATAAATAGTCGTATTTCTCATTAACACTCATTTAAACTTCCTTCCTACTCGCTCGTTGGCGAGAGCTATAGTAGTCTCATGCTTGTGCGCTGTACAAAACACAGTTATATCAGTCCATGTGCTCGTTGTCTGGTAGTCACCTAATCTAAGCGCTGTATGGTTAATCTTTATTTCCGCATGACAGTTAACACATAATGCCCGATAGTCATAATCCGTTGTCGCCCCTATAAACTTTCCTTGTAGCTCTACATTGAAGTTTGACAGTTTATAAACTTCCTTTAATATTGCCTGAGATACTGTAATCGGACCTTGCATGGGTACTACTTTTTCGGCCATATTCTGTGACGATCCTGTATAAGTTTTATAATACAAAGGTTGTATTGACTGAGGATCATCTGTACTAGTAATTTTTCCCGGCCACGGAGTCTGTGTTTTTAGAATATCTAGGTCTTTCTTTTGATAATACATTGGCTGTTGGTGTAGATGATTCTTAGCAACCAAGTCTATATCTGGTATATAATTCGTGAACACTGACTCATTATAGACTGGTATATATTGTGAATACTTGCAAGTATGACATTGAATCCACATTGAGATTGCACCGGCATTATTAGTAGGCACTATATCGACCGTAACATTCCCGTTGCTTATTTTATTGGCGTATGCGTTTAAAGTGTTAATAGGATATGCGTCTTGTGCCGGATTTGTGGTGTGAAGGTGGCATTTACCAAATTCTGTTAACTTTAAGCATAATACGTCGAGCATTTGGTTGTTATTTGTAGCTTCATCCCACCCTACTTTAATCGTCTCTGTTTTTGCGCAGATTCCGCATGTAACGATATAACGAACAGAATACTCACTGTACGATTCAGATACGTTTGAGATAATGACATTATAATACCCTGCATCTTGCAGGAATTTTGTCAGCTTATTACTAGTCTGTAAAGCTGTTTTGAAATTATATGCCACTGGTTTCCCTTTCTACAGTTCTAGTATCATAGGCTCGTACACGGGTTTATAACCTTCATCACAAATTGCAACGTTCGCACACTTGGTTATATAACCTTCTTTAAAATCTGGTTGCTTTAGTTTCATGGGTGCGTAAAAACCACGTCCACTATGTACATGCCCGAATATATGCAGCTTGGGATTTACTTCCCTTAACCTTATGAGTAAATCCGCATCGCCCACATGAGCCCCTTCCCATTTACCGTTTTCAAAGGTTGCGCCCATACCGTCACCTATTCCTAATGGGGGTCCATGTGTAATAAGAACATCTGTATCTAAAGGAATCTTATCCCAGTGTTGGCGAATTTCGAAACCACGTTTACAGTTAAATGCCCCAGTTACAGAACTCAGGCTGATAGGGACTGCCCCAAAACTTAACCCCATCGATTACAATACCGCTATCACGGAGATAATGGAATCCTTTCGTTCCCCATTGCTCAAAGAATGACAAACAATGACCTTCATACTTCTCAAAAAGCCTGTCGTGGTTTCCTACGACTAGAATCTTGTGTTTATGCGGCTGGTGCATGAACCAGTTAGCGAAGTCCGCTATTTCCTTACCTTCTGTTCCCCAATTCATTAGGTCACCGGCAAATACAAGTACGTCTCCATCGGGAACCTCTTTGATTCTCCGATGAAGCGTGTGCGTGTCTGACAGGGCTACAATTTTCATAATCCTCCTACATCCCATTTACGATTAATATCATAATGGTCTTGTGTCATATAGACCTTGGCTACTCTCCACAGGCCGTCAATGCCTACAAGTGACATAACAGTGCCCTCTTTAAACTTAAACTTGCCACGCGGAAGCCAACACACGATCCTAGTGGGGTGACCGACATTTTCTAATTCAACTTGCGTGACTTTCATCTCAACTCCATTTCTGATCCACATTTGGAACACTTTGTGGGTCTACTGTGTACTGGGTAGAACTTGTTACCACATTTTTTATTAGGACATATAAAAGATTTACCTGTAAACTTATTAGAGATTTCTTTCATCTTTTTGTCTACATCTTCTAGACTGATTGGGTAAAAATTTTGGTTGTCTACCCCCACATCCAGTGACAGACTTCCGTCAGGCTGTAATTCAGCATGAGAATGCCCAAACAGGTGATAAGAACCTTTGTGCGAGGCTGGCCATACGCGATGCGCGTAATGAGATAACCAAATCGGAGCATAACCGGGAATCTGCAAATTCATTACATCTTGCACCCATACAAATGTACTTCTAAGGGTTGAACTGCGAGTCATTTGCTTTTCATGGTTTCCCATAATGTAATAGTGCGTTCCGTTTAGGCGCATTCGGATTTCTAGGCACTCCTGCTCTGTAAGATTATTCCAATACATATCTCCGATATGAATGACGGCATCTTCTGGTTTAACTACTTCATTATGATTCTTAATTAAAGTTTCCCGCATATGATAAATATCAGTAAAAGGACGTTTGCAAAAATCGATGATATTGCGGTGCCCATAATGCTCATCGCTTATGAAATGCCAATTCATATCACAACCTTTCCAATTGCTTCAATATTCTTGTTACGCTGTTTCATTAATGATTTGGATAAAAGCCTAATCAAGAATCTTTGCCATTTGGTCCCATTAAACATGGTCCCATCAGGAAGTATGGCCCACACAAGATGGGCGGGATCGGCTACAGACGGCTCCCAAATAATCTTAGCAGTATATACTGGTATTGGTTTATAAGATATCATGTTTTATTCCTTTGTATGTTTAATAATGTCGATGTATCCATCCGCTTTCGTACTGTTGTTCAAAATTTGTCCAAATACGAAAGGATGAATAAGGATACAATCTTCCGGCACGGCGACTGTTTGAATAAACTTTATTCCGGCAAACGGGCCGTCTTTAAACTTAACATGCTCATCGCCTAGTTCCCATTTCTCTTCTTGCATCTTTTGTTCTATAAAACTATTACCCATACTACTCCTCCTTATGGCGGGTGCGGTAGGATTCGAACCCACGGAGCCGGGTCTTAACCGGCTCAACGGTTTTCAAGACCGCCGCCTTAATCCATCTCAGCCACACACCCGTTAATTAGCTAATCAATTCCTTATAACGTTGTTCAAATTTCTTCTTGGCAAAATGTATAACCGTAATTCTTTGATCGTTTTCAAATAAACTACGATACACTTCCTCTGCCATTCGTTCAGCAAACTCTTCTATACTGGTAATATCGGCTAGTTCGTTACCGCTCTGAATTAATGGATTCGAAAATGGATTTATAACAGTCCATTCTGTACGCATTTGTTCCTTTCTTATGGCGGAAGGTGCAAGATTTGAACTTGCGAACCCACTTCAGGGTTGCCGCGTTAGCAGTGCGGTGCTTTAAACCACTCAGCCAACCTTCCATAAAACTAAACCCTACAGCTATACTACCACCGTAGGGCCAATTTGTCAAGCTTTAATTTCAATTAATCTATGTTTATCAATTCTAGCAATTTTTTTATAAGATTCCTAACTGCTGGATTTTTCATAGCCCTTATTCTAGTTGCTAGCTCTGTTGCTACTGATATTCCCTCTAATATTTCTTCGTGAGTGGCAGTGCCATAATCTTTTTTCTTTGCCATATAATCCTTTTGGTGCCGGTAGAGGGACACGAACCCCCAATCCTTTCGGCGGCAGCTTCTAAGGCTGCTGTGTATGCATTCCACCATACCGGCTTATCTCTTAAATTCGATATGCCAACCGTCGCCATATATCCAACCGGAATCCATGTCTTGTTGCATACAATAACCTTTGACATTATTTCTTAGAATACGGGCAGCTAGTAATCTTAACCATTTCATATTAATCCTTTGGTGCGTCAGGATGGAGTCGAACCACCTATCCGCGAATGCAGGGCAGATTTACAGTCTGCTGTAACAAGCCGAAGTTACCTCTAACGCATAATTTGGTTCGGGGAGTGGGATTTGAACCCACGATAGCTGGCTTATGAGGCCAACGCTTTGAGCCGGACTAAGCTATCCCCGTATAAACTTAACGATACTCGCTACCGGGACAATATGCAATATACAATTTGCAAAAGTCAATAAACACTTGTGAGGTAGTTGTTCCCGGTGCAATATGCACGTCTAATCCAGTAATGAAACTGGCAGATTTCAATGGTAATCCGGGGGTCATCCTCAAGCAAGGAGGTTAGCGTTTCCGCTAATCCTTCTCGAATGTAGCCGGTTTCCCGGCAGTTTGGTAGCGAGTACCGGATGAATTAGAGGATTTCGTACTTCTTCAGTACGGAAACTTCCTTTTCATCAAGCTCAATTTCTGTTGAAACGTTCAAATGCAAAAGCTTGTCACTAATGGACTGCTTAGCTTTGCGAAGTTTGTTAATATCTGACTTGTACTTTTCAACAGTTTCCTTGGTCAGAAGACTAACAGTTACAGCATCCTTTGAGCGTCCATAGGAATCCTTCTGCGCTACCGCGTCCGCAATGATGGCGCTGATTGTCTTAGCATCTAAAGCAAAGGCCGTTGTAGACGCAAGCTGCTTCAAAAAGGCAGAGGTTTTTTCGTTTAATGCAAGTTCGGTTAGCAGCTTTGCGATTCCCGCGCTTGCACTAGCCTCGCCCACTTTGGTACGTAGTGAATACAGGACTTCAATTAGACTAAACTTTTTCGCAATAGTCTGCGCTAACTTCTCGTCGGCTATCTGAAGTGCATCGGAAACTACATCATACTTACTAATAGTTGTAGTCCCAACAAATCCCTCATTAATTTGTTCATTAATGAGTAATTGCAGCGCATTTGCTTTTCTTAAACTAACCTTCATTTGTTTCTCCTCTCGTGTCAACCCATTGCAGTTTTCCGTCTACTGCGTCATAATGGGGAATTTCTTTAATCTTCATTTCACAGAACTTGATAATGTCTTGGTACATTCCCATTGGACAATTCTTTGATGTACAACCGTCAAACAAAACTTCTACCACTTCAAAATGATCTGGATCGAATCTTGGACCGTCAAAGTTAAACGTTATAGAAGGATGGTCATTGATGATTGTAAGTTCATGGACGGCCCCATCCTCGTCTGTATATGATCCTGTTGGTCCGTATTCGTTTCCTGTCCATTCTGTCATTAGAATCCTCTTGGGCATCCCCATTGGGCCGGGGAAGGAACACTTGGTATAATTTTCATTTCGGGTTTAAGTTCTACATAATGACCATTGACTGTGTCTCGTGTGTACACACATGTATCACAGAACTGGATAGAATTTAGCTTGGCAAGTCGTTCTTGTACTTTTTTACATAGAGGACATTTATACGTGTATAGCGCCATTACTTCTCCTAACTAAAGTTTACAATTCCATCTGAATCAACAATCGCACTTGAAGCATCTACCCAAAATCCATTAATAGCTTCAAAATCAAACTTGTTCCTTTTTACTACTCTGGTTTCGGCGCTGCATTTTGTGATTCTAAATCCTTTAGCATGGCCCTTTAACGGGACAATATCATCGTCAAATACTATAGGCCACTCTTCATCTTTAGTAAACATTACACGAAATGCCATGCGTTCCTTTCAAAATGGTACGGGTTGCTGGATTTAAACCAGCGATCTTCTGCTCCCAAAGCAGACGCGTTATCAGGCTTCGCTAAACCCGTATAAACTCAATGACCGTTGACCGGCCTTTACATCCTGCTGTTACGGTCCAGAACAGGTTCTATGGAGTAAAGGGTTTCCCAGTCCAACATTGGGGTGTAAGGTAGGATTTGAACCCACATAAACCGACGCCACAGGTCGGCGCATTACCTATCTGCCACTCACACAAAACTTAAATGGCCCGTTCTGTTTCCAAGTGGGCCAATCTCAGGCTGTTTAGGCCAGAACAAGATCATTGCTATTAACTTCAACCGAAGTTGAAACGCCAGCAATCATTTTGTCGTAAATGCTTGTTTCAGCAGTTACTTGTTTGATTCTCGTATACGGTGAGCATCAATCCCGGCACGTCCACTACACTACATTATACTGTCGAAACCTTGGCACACCCAAATTAATTAGCCCATGTGCATTACGCATTTGCACTCTCTAGAGGTTGCTGTAAACGACTTGCGAGGAAGTGACCTTGCAACTCAATTTGGGCTAAACTTATTACAAAACTTGGTGGATGTGAGCGGACTCGAACCGCTGTCCAATATTACTTCATGTAACTTCATACGTGCGTACTTAAAATGTTTTTCCCGGTAGGATTACTTCTCGCCAAACTATTGTAATAGATTCAGCCTTTGCCTACGCACCGCTAGCAAGACGGCATGGCTTGGTGTTTACCACTACGGGAAAAGTTGTTTACAGCTTTGCTACAGCAGCAGCAAGTGCAGCTACAGCATTCTTAACATCAGTCTTAGTATCGGTAACAACTGTCTCAACAACAGGAACTACCTTTGCCTTGATTGCAGCTACATCAGCCGCAAGGGTTGGTGATACACCAGAAACAACAGACTCAACCTTTGTTTCTACAGCAGACAGTGATGCATTTACCTTTGAGCGAAAGCTAGAGTTGGAAATATAATCCACCAACGCATATAATCCTGCCGCTCCTAATCCGACTTCAATTAACATATTTTAAATCTCCTATATAGTTATGACAATTAGGGCATCAACGATTGTTGAAGCCTCCACCACCTTATGTTTCCGTTAAGGAACGGGTTCTATCTGTCGTTCGTCTTCTATGCTTTCAAAACCTATACTAACATCAGTTTTTATGTTTGTCAAGCTTTTTTTCAAGGCTAATCTTTCAATTGTTCTTTCTCGCTTCTCTTTCATTCTACGTTGTGCCCACTGTTTCTTAGGTAGTGCATCTTTGTGTTCCCGTGTAACGAATACGCAGAATTCAGCGATTTGTGTTAAACATAAGTTATCGAACAACATTGAATCCAGCGGGAAGAAACAATATTTCTTCCAAGCTCCATACCATTCAACGTGACCAAGCAAGATATGCTTTAATCCGAATACGTTGAATTTGCGGGTTTTAGCACCCGGTTTTCTAGGCCCATCGTCAAAAAATACCATGTGGCTACTTTTGAACCACTTCTCGTCGATTCGCTGGATTCCCGTCATTTCTAAATACATGATATCATGGTTTCGGTAACTTGTCAAGTGCTTTTTGTAACTTTTTTATTGCGGCACTTTGATCTTTAGTAACCTCTCGGACCAAATATCCTAAATGATATGCAAATAACTCTTCCTCGTGTGTAGCGCCTATCCACTTAAATAGTGTCGATACAGCATGGTAGCATTCATGTGTTATCTGGTTACTGTCGGCATTCATCTTGAATACTAAATAGGAATAACTTTGGTTAGAGAACTTTATATGAAACGCACCTGTGGTTTCATCCCCCATGTCAGTGTTTTTGGCTAATAAACCCTGGCTTATCAACACTTTAGAGGTTTCTTTTAAACTTTCTGTAAATATGACATAAATACGATAGTCGTATAGAGGAAGGGGTATAAAGGTTTTAAATTCCATCATTTACTCCAATAAGGTCCAATGTTATAGTCGAATTCCATAATAACTTTTTTCATTTTAATAGCTGCTGCTCGTTTAAATGCATCTCCTATTAAAGCTGCAACTAATGAGCCATATTGTTTAGGGCAACTTACCACGAGTTCATCGTGTACGAATTTAATAAGCTTTGCACGATACTGCGGTAAAGTATGCCACAAGAACGGTTTACCATCGGGATCATAACCAGCGCCCATCGCAATCTTTGCAATACTGGCATTAGTTCCCTGAATTCGCATGTTCTTACCTTGGCGCTCAATGCTATTAGACATTTGATAATAGCTTCGAGAAATTTCATTCGCTGTCGGCTTTCTATGCGTTAATTCAAACTCTTCATCCTTTGTAGGTTTACGTCCCTTTGCAGTTACGAACGCATTGAGATTACGTTCCTTATCTTCATCAGAAAGACGTAACATCTTCTCGTTATATTCTTTACAGTTCTCTGTAGCCCTTGCGTGCGTGGGTTGAGGAAGGATTCTCCTACGACCATATAAATCGAACGCTTTGAAATCACGCGCTGCTTTTTTACCAGAAGCTTCTAGGTATTTCCAAACACCCGGATTCTTCTGCTCGTGAAGTGCCATTAATTGCTTTGCTACTTTTAATGGCTTCTTAATATTAGCAGCAAGCGTTGCAGGACCGCCGCCATAGGCAAGTAAGAAGTTACAAGCTTTGGTATCGTCACGGCGTACTTTATGACCCGGACATTTGCACTTCTCTTTTTTAGGATCGCCGGGTTTCGCTTTAGGATATTTCGCTAATGACTTTTCATCGTGTGGAATATAGTACTTGCAATCTGGCAATGCCTCTTTATGCCATTCTGTTTCGTAAAGCAGTTCGGTTCCGGCAGAGTGTAAATCTTCTCCGCGTTCGAATGCACCTACCCATTGAGGATCGCCAGAGTCTTCAGCAATGATGCGTAGTTCTGCACCGGACATATCAGCAGTGACGATTACATATTCTTCAGCATGAGTCTTGCAGAAACACGCACATTCACTGCAAACCAACGGTCCACTAGGGTCAGGAAATACGGACTCATTACAGCAATCACTGAGTTGTATATCTTCATTAGGATCATCGGCAATAAAACAGTGACGCACTTCCGTATCTTGTGGAAGATTCTGCCCGTTCGGTTGAGATGAACTACTGCGGCCTGTACCGGCATCATATTGATTAAACGTTGAATGCAAACGTCCATCGCCGGGATGTAACCAGCCTTCCTCTTTACCGGGTTTCGTTTTCCATTGTGTCGCCCATGCATCCCCATATGTTCCAATTTCCTTGGAAACACCATGATATTCCCGAATTAATTTCATTACAGGAATATGTTCATATTTCTCTAACAGTTCATCGTCAAGTGTTTCAATCTTCGCTAGTTGTTTGAAATTGTCTCGCAAACAATGCATAAGCTGTGCGTCTGAACCATAGTTAATTAGTGCTTCGCCTTCGCAGTCGGCTTTGAGTTTATTAATCTTGGTACGTTTCTTTTTTAAGTCACCGCATTCTTTCTTAAGAACCTCTTTCAAAGCTTTCCGATCCTGTTCAATCTGTGATAACTTTATCTGTAATTGTGCTGCTTCTGATTGCAATTCAGGCGTATCGGGAAACTTTTTAAGCTGTTTGTTTATCTCTTTTATTTTCAATAGTAAAGTAATCTCTTCGTCGAAAGGAATATTATAGGATTTCCACTTAAGTTCTAGTGCGGCAATCTTCGCATCATCAATAGCCTCATGCTTAGACCCTACAATTGGAATGAAAATCTTATCCAAACTTTTGAGAATTTCTTCTAATCTTACTTTTGACTTGGCTACACGAGCTAACCAACGTTCTGTGTCGATACGTTCCCCGTGTACGTGCATAAAAACGAATGCGCCCAGTGCCTCGTTCTCAATTTTAATAACTTCATGTAGATTATCACCAAGAATCAAACTATCAAGATAACAAAGCTGTTCTGCTAGTTTTGGCTTTCCTGCTTTCTCTAAACTTGCAACGGTTTCTCCACTTGCAATAATATTTTGGAACATCTTGATTGCTAACGGCATACGTGTATCTAAGGCAGCGTATTCGTACTGAGCGTCGGTTATTTCATCTTCAAGATTAAATGAGGTTTGGAGTTCTTTATCTATGATTACACCAAAATAACGCTCGGCCATTGAATCCATTGCGTAAAAATCGTAATTCTTAAGAGATGCCTTTCCGCCTAAACCCGCGTATAAGCACTTTTCAGCTAATAGACAATCATACCAACCATACGCCGCTATTCCGAACATCCAATATAAACTTTCGCACTCAAAGCTTAAATTTACACCCGTTTTAATCCACTTATCTGAACATAAATAAGGAGTTAACTTCTGTAATAATTGCTGTAATTTAGGCGCTTTATGGAGATTCTTACCGTATTCTCCCTGACAATCATAGAGTAAATCGGCTGAATTATCGCAAAATGCTCTCAAATCTATGACATATTGTTCTTGTGCGGTACCGAATTGCATGGTACGCATTCTGCGCCAATAAAAGTCGTTAGTGACTGTAGTTTCAACGTCATAGCCGAAATCTGGTGTTTTTTCTAAAAAGTTTAGCAACTTTTCTACGCCGTCTGCATCTAATACTTTAACGATGTTTGGTGGCGGATTCAAGACCAGTGGTTTTAGTTCGCGTTCTTTAATTAGCATCGATTTACATTATAGCATAAATATTAAACAAGTCAAGCTGAAAATAATTAAAAATAACTGTTGACAAATAAATAATAGTTTGCTATAATGGAAACATTAGCGTGGATTTTTCACGACTGAGGGGCAGTGATTGACAGTCCTGCTAGAGCCCTTAGCGCAAATGGTAAGCGGTGAAGTCTTCTGGAATTAACCAGAACTGAGGTTTTGTCCGGTGAGTAGGTACAAAACAGGAAACCGTCTCTAATGAATGCGTGATTGTACAAAATGGAGGAATTGGTAGTTCCTTCACGGACCCATATAAGAGTATTTTATATGAAACCGTTTTAGAGAGAACCACTTAGACGCGCTCAGTGCGGTTGCATACTAAAGCAAAGAACTGAGACGGGAATTAATTTGGTTAAGTTTGAGGCAGGAACCTCTGACCAGATGTTCTTATTCGACGGCAAATAATCTATATACTCACAAAAAAAGCGTATACTGTACTTTATCAGGTATATATCACTGGTAAGGTCAAGAGATACGTTTCTTCTCAGGCAATAATAAATAAGATATTAAATATGTTAAAACTTACTTTTAAATTACCTATAAAATTTAAACAAGTAAAGATAGAGGATAGATTATCCTTTTTAAAATCACATTTAAAATTAAATGAAGAAAATGTTTATATTGAGACACTTAGGACTAGGCGTAGTGGGTTTAACTGCTCAAAATAATATCTTTTTCCATTAAACGGTAAAAGTTGTTACATTTGCCAAGGAAAAGCAGAATTACGTCATCATGTTGTTCCTTTAGTAAAAGGCGGTCGAAATAGGCCATCGAATATTGTTCCCCTTTGTCATAAGTGTCATTGTTTAGTTCATCCTCATATGCAAAAGGGAGCGAAAAATACAAGATTTAAATTAGAACATCGACCTATTATTAAACCGGCACTTTGCAAACCAGCACAAGAAATAGTTGTAATCCCGCCTAAGTCAAAGAATATTTTTGAGAATTGTAATACATTTTCTGATGCAGTGATTTTATAAAAAGGATAAATGGCAATATATTCCGACCCACAAGGTATGACAAAAAGACAGAACTTAATGAAATTGCGTATTTTAAAGCGAAAAGAACGTAAAATTAATATCAATAAAAAATCTTTTTCTCATTTAGAATCAAGACCTTACAATAAAAAGAAGTAAACATTTCCAAAACTCATGATATAATTGTAGTTAGAGTTAGATTAAAACCTTACGAGGGAATAGGGACGTTTTGGCTCCTCTAGCGTGTGAAAGCACGTTCCAAAACGCTCCCTTATTTTAAAACTATACACGGAGGAATAACAATGCTAGGGCTAAATCTACAAACGGTTTAGCCCTTTATTTTTTGGAGTAACTATGCCGCTAAACAACTTTGTACAGCAATATACTGTTACAGCAACCGCTACGGCGCTTGCAAATAATCCGGTCTACACTTCAGTATTTCTTACTGCAAAGTCTACGAATACCGGTATAGTGTACGTTGGTTTCTCTTCTGCCGTGTCGAGTAGTAATGGCTATCCCCTTGAGAAAGGAACATCGGTTGTACTTAAACCGGGGAACACTGATGCCATCTATATTGTAGGTACCGCCTCAGATGTTGTCTCCGCAATAGGGAGTTAACACATGGCATTTGATAGAATATTTCGAGGCGCACCAATTTCTACAGACGTTACACCAGCAAGTCCAGCGTCACCAAACTTAGGCGTAGATATTATTAATGATATTGTTTACGTGAATACCGGCAATGGTTGGGTACAAATTGGACCCATGTCTGGTATTACACAACTTACAGGAGACGTTACAGCGGGACCGGGAAGTGGTTCACAAGCTGCAACACTCGCTAACACAGCCGTTACACCCGGTTCATATACTAGCGCAAACATTACAGTAGATTCAAAAGGTAGAATTACTGCTGCCGCTGCGGGCGGTGCAACTGTTAACTTTGCTGACAATGAAATTCCAACTGGTGCGATTAATAGTTCAAACGTAACGTTTACACTTGCACATACTCCGGTTGCTGGCTCACAGAGCGTATTTGTCAACGGCATTCTTATGCAAGCCGGTGCAGGAAAAGATTATACCATTTCGGGAGCAACAATTACACTTGCTGTAGCCCCTACCACGGGAGGTAACGTCCTTGTTAATTACAGATATTAAGAATAAACTATTATTCGTAGGCGTGCTTTTACTTGCGAGCGTGACATTATCCGCACAAAGTAAAGTTGACCTTACACAAAACGTTAGAGGCGTACTACCTCTTGCAAATGGTGGAACAAATAATACATCAGGAACGGCAACTAACCTAACTGGTACTCCTACCCTCCCTAATGGAACTTCTGGTACTACTCAATCTCAAGCTGACGGGACTACAAAGTTAGCAACTGACGCCTACGTAGATACAGGTTTAGCAGCAAAACAAAACACACTTACTTTACCACTTTCTCCTACAAATGGTGGAACTGGGCAAGATACTCATACATCAACAGGTGTAGCTCAGGTAGCAGCAGGAACGTGGTCCGTAAGTACCGCACTTGCAAGCGGGACGACAGCGATAACACAAACCCAATTAGATAATTCTACAAAAGTTGCAACAACTGCATATACAGATTTAGCAGTAAGTAACGCAGTAGCAGGAGTAAATCCAGCCGTCGCAGTTTTAGCATCTTCTACAGCCAGTATTACAGGAACTTATACCCAAGTTGGGGGCGGTATAGGGGATACATTTACTGTGACGGCTACTGGAGCTTTCACACTCGACGGAATTTCAATTAATACAATCGGCCAAAGAGTACTACTGAAGGATCAGTCGCCAGCTTCTCAGAATGGGGTGTATACAGCAACCGTCGTGGGCGCTACAGGAATATCTCCTGTTTTCACCCGTGCCTTAGACTACGACACACCTTCGGATGTAAACAACACAGGTACTATTCCTGTACAATCAGGAACATCTAATACTACAACAAGTTGGCTATTAATTTCTCAAGTAACATCAATTGGATCAGCGGGATCGTCACTGACTTACGCGAAATTCTCACTTGCACCGTCAACACTAGTGACAGCGTCGTCCCCCGGCGCTGGAGTCGCACACTTTGCAGGAGGCACACAAGCGGTTACTTCATCCCCGGTAGTTGGTTCTGATATGACTAACAATACTGTGACTGCAAATCAGCTTGCTACTCAGTATAGTAAGGGTTCATGCACGGAAGCGTGGGGTGGAAGTGGTACATCGTTCGCGCTAACTTCAGGTGATGATGCAATATCAAACAACACTTGCTACAATGATTCAGGTGTAACCCGCACTATCACAGCAGTTAAATGCCGTAGCGATAATTCTAGCAATACTACAACGGTTAATCCCACATTTGGCTCAGCCGGAACAGGAACAACTATTCTTAGTGGAGCGTTGACTTGCGGAAATAGTTATGCTTATTCATCTACTGGAACAGTAAGTAATGCATCATGGACAACTGGAACAGGAATTGATCCAGTAATGGGTGGTACTTTAACTGGAACCTCGATAGCAGTAATTGTGGAGTATACATTCTAATGAAAAACATGCGCTTTCTTGTTGCGTTATTACTTCTGTGTCTAACAGTCACAAGTGCGCAGGATACTCAGGTAATTACTACACGCCGTAGGTCCGGGGGTCCTGCTGTAGCTTCTCTAGTTACGTCCAACGGCGCTGCCGCAAACTCCGTTACTTTGACGGGCGTGCAGGTGGGTGATCTTGTTGTATGTGCTGTGCAGAATGACTCTCTTACCACTAGCGGTACTATGAGCGATGGAACTTCATCGCTGACACCGTTAGCTCAATTCAACTCAGGTAGCGCTCCCGGTAATCAGTTTTTCTACATCCTGTCCTCGGTCGCCTCTGGGTCCGTGACCTATACGCCAAGTCTTACTGGAAGTATTCAAGAATGTTTCGAGTTTCACGTAACAGGGGGCAAGACTTGGCACTTTGATGCTGATAATCAAAACGGGGTCGGGGGTGGGACTTCGGTAACTACAGGTAACATCACAACCACTGGAGGCAATAACTTAGAAGCGGTGGTTTTTGTCAATAAGCTGAAGAACATTGCTTCTTCAGTATCGAACCCGTTAATCGACGGGATTACACCTATTGAGCCAAGCTGGTCGCCAATTGGCGGGGCTAATCAGCACGAGTATTATCTGATCCCTACTACCGGATCGTTTACCGGACAAGGCACCCTGACCTACGGCACGAGCACTAACTGGGTTGCTGGCATCATCGCATTCAAAGCTTCATAATAGCTTAAAAAGGGCCACCGAATCGTTAGATTCCTAACAGCGTGGTCATGGGGTGTAAAGCCCCATATTTTATAAAGAGGGGTGTCTAAAAGCGCCCCTTTTACCGGAGGATCATGTTCTCGAAAGTGAAAGTGAACAAAGGGGCTTTAAATCACTTTCGGAAACGCGCACGAGAGGCTTTTCCCCTTGAGATTCAAGCCTATTGTATAGGTAGAGTCGTATCTGTTAATGAAATTGAAATTACAAAGTTTGTTTATCCTAAAGAATACGCCACACAGACTCGTGAAAAAGTACAATGGTATCAAGCTGAATTAGATGAAGTTAAAGCCAAAGCAATAGAAATGGAACAAATGATAATCGGTGATATCCACAGCCACCCCTCGTGGGACGCGGTAATGAGTCCATCCGATTACGCTGCATGTCTAGAACAAGCCGCTCACATAGCGGGAATAGTTTCTGTTAATAATGGAAAAACGAGAGCACGTTTCTGGACACCAACTTCCGCCCTACCTTGTAAGATTATATACACTTAACAGTAATTCTTTTTGAGGAGAAAGAATGAAATCAAAGAAAGACCTTATAAAAGAAGACTTTTATGAATTTCTTGAAAAATCAGAAATCCCACTAGAAGAATTTAAAGACTGGTACGCTAAGAACTTTTTAAAGATTCCGGTAGGCGTGTTACGTAAGCTTATGGCACGTATGAATCGAATTGCCGACGACGAGCGTTTAGGTCCAAATCGCAGACTCTTAGCGACATATCAATCTTCATATTGGTCTGCTAAACTTGCAGGAGATTCTACTGAAGAGGCTTTACTATCTGCTGTAATACTTGGCGAGTTCGTTAATCGTAACGGCTTTAAACTGTACGATAAATCTGAACAGCCACAGAACGGCGCGGGAGATGGAAGCGGTCAAAGTAAGCTAGAAATTGCAGCATTATCAAATCTAAAAGAAGCGTTTTCAGTAATGAAGGGAAATCTCAAAGAGGAGGGATTTTTACCCAATGACACAGCCGCAATTTAAAGTAAATAAAAGTGAAGCCGATGCCTTCGCTAAAGTATGGAATTATAAAGGTATAGCAATTCATTTAGACGACGCTTCAATACAATTTGCTACAGACTTTTCAAACGTCGTTCTTCGCAATTTTATAGGGATGTGTCAAGCACAAGCCGAACTAGAGGCAAAACAGAAATCTAATAAAATTATCGTTGAAGGGCTTGACAAAGATATCGTAACCAAGTAAGATAAAGGTTCATTGGCAAGTCGTATAATGGTAGTACGGCGAACTGTTAATTCGTACGGCATTGGTTCGAATCCAATCTTGTCAGCCATCTCTCCTTAGTTCAATTGAATAGAGCAACGGGCTACGAACCCGTAAATGCAGGTTTAAGTCCTGTGGGGGAGGCCATTTTGGAAGAAATATATAGAGCAGAAAATGGTGCCAGAATATTCGTAGGTGATGATTTAGATTACGAAAAGATTAAAGATAAACCTAATTGGAAGTCCTGTCGTATGTGTAAGTACGGAGCCGGTGGACACCAACAGACATTAGGTTATACAACCCTAGGCGCTCCAAAAGGTAAACATTATTTATCTATTGAAAAGGGCGATCACATGGCTATAAATATTATAGACATGGATGATCCTAATATGATTCCGTGGAAATGTATTACGGATGCATTGACCTATGTTAAAAAGCAAATGGACGAGGGGTATCATGTACTCATTGCTTGTAATTCAGGTCATAGTCGGGGTCCGACAACTGGATTGATGTTCCTACGGGCTATTGGAGAATTACCGTATCATTTTGTAAAAGCAGAACAAGTCTATAGAGCCCTTTATCCTAAATACGATCCGGGTATGGGTATGAGACAAACAGCACGATCACGTTGGTCTGAACTTGATAACATGGAGAATAAATAATGGCTAATTCAGAAGATGATGTAAAAGATCAAGTTCGACAGACAAAGCAAAACATCAAAGATGCTGTGACATTAAAGCCGCAACGTCAGGCCGCTTCTGATACCATTTCACACGCCATACAAGGCGCAGAAAACACTGTGAAAGGATGGGCAGGAAAGGCGGCGGATTTTATGCTTGGTCCGGCTGATAAGCGCCCGGACCTTTCTGCAAAACCCCAACCTAAAACACCAAGTTATAAAGACGGCACGGATTACGTTCCTAAGACCGGCAAAGCTTTGCTTCATAAGGGCGAAGCAGTACTAAATAAAGATGACGCATCGAAACATAGAGAGGCAAAGGGAATGACTGCTAAATACGACGTAGCCGATGAATTAGGCGGAAAGAAAGAAACAAAACCGAAGAAAGAAATCAAGCATATGCATATCAAACATGCTGCTAATGGCGGACATATTATTAAGCATGAACATACGCACCCTGAGCACCACCCGGATGAAGAACATACTACGAAGACTGATGATGAATTAGCGAGCCACGTACTTCAGAATATGGGAACCCCTAATCCCGGTGAAGCCGAAGCGGACGCCGGTCAATCAGGTATCCCCGGAGCAGCACCCGGAGCGGCAACACAAGCTCCTCCATCGGCAGGAATGTAATAGAGGTTTATCATGGCAGATAGTAAACACGAAACAGTAAAATTATCCCATCACCGAGTTGTGATGCATTTGCATAAAGGCGGACTTCATAGGGCACTTGGAATTAAAGAAGGCGAAACAATTCCGAAAGAGCGCATTGAAGAGGCCATGCACAGTAATAATGAACACGTTGCTAAGATGGCTAATTTAGCTCACACAATGGGTGAATGGCATAAGAAATAAGTAGACAGGAGAATCTACAACATGAAGTTAGAAAAATTAAAACAACTTTATAATGATTGTAGAGTTCTCCCAAATTATCAGTATGCAAATTTACCAGCAGAAGAGTTTCTTAACAAAGCTTTGAAGAGTTTTAGCAAGGTTTCAGATAAGCAAAAGAAACAAATTTTAGAGTCTTGGGGTAAAGTATTAGGTAAGTCCATAAAAGATTTAACAGTTGAAGAAATCCACGAATTAGCGAACCTGCGGTTTTTGGCACAGAGCAACCTTTATTTTCTTTGCCATTTACTTGAAAGTTATAATGAGGTAACAGTCAGTACACATGAGGAAATTTGTAACGATTTCTTCGTGCAAAAAGACCCCACTTTTACCGTATTCAAAGATTTTGCTAATCAATACACAGAATTAAAAGATAGAATGCTTTTAGTTCCCCGTGGAGGCTTTAAATCTAGTATTGATATGGCGGATTGTATCCAATGGGTATTATGCTTCCCGGCCATCACTATTCTTATTCTTACAGGAGTTTATGACCTTGCAGGCGACTTCGTAGGAGAAATTAAGCGTCACTTTACACTCGAAGAGACTGGCGGATTTGGTGCTAAAAATAAAGCCCTGTACGGCCCAAGAAAGATCATGGATAAGCAGACAGGTGAATGGTCAGAAAGTATGTTTCAAATACTTTTTCCTGAGCATTGCATTACACCGACTGATGGCACAATGTTTGAATATCAGACGCCTGCTGAATCAGACAAGAAAGAACCAACAGTTAGAGCGGCATCGATTGAACAAGCACTATCTGGTTCCCACTTTGACATATTAAAACTAGATGACGTTGTGACCAACGAGAATAGTCAAACACCTGATAGAATGCTTAAGATCAATAAGCAAATAGAAATCAATAAAGCCATGATGAACCCATATGGGTTTTTCGATGTTATTGGAACGTGGTATGACGAAAATGATTTCTATGGTATTACCATTCACCAAGAGGAAACCTTTGCAAAAGAGCAAGGTATTGTTGAGGGTATATATGGTTCAGTAGACAGCGGAAGATTCAATAGCTCAGTCTATTGTAGAATTTACCTCCGCGCAGCATGGTGGCCTACCGAGGCGGCACTTAAAGCTGGAAAGATTGAAGATGAAATGACAAAGGAAGATTGGGAACTATGGTTTCCAGATCGTCTTACGTATGAGTTTTTATCAAAGGAAAAGAAGACTGATAAAACCGGAACCACTTTTGCTATTAAGTATTTGAATGATCCGCGCAAGATGCATAAGGTAAAATTCCCAAGAGAATTGCTTATTCGTCGTACGCTACCCCATCATCAGTTACCACCAAGCGGAAATGGGATCATTGTAACCGCTGTAGATACAGCCTACAGTACAAAGAATTGGGCAGACTATACAGTTATTTTGACCGGTCTTATCTTCGGTGGACGTTTCTATATTGTAAATATGGTACGTGGACGTTTCAACGAAGATGATTTACCAAAAGTCATTGCACAGACAGCTTATAAATGGAAGCCAAAAAGGATTTCTATTGAAGACTCAGTAGGTGTTAAGTGGTTTGGTAAAGAACTTCGTCGAGAAATGGACAGGCTTCAAATATCAATTCCAGTAGAATATGTATCACTAGGATATGGAAGTAAGTTACGTTCAAAGCAATTAAAAGCAAAACCAGTTCTAAGACTATTAGGCGATGAACGTTTATATTTTCTGAATTCATGCGAAGGGCTTGAAGATATCTATAATGAAATGTCACAGTTCACAGGAACAAGTGACGATAAACATGATGATATTGTTTCAGCCATTTCTTTGCTAGTAGAACAATATAGCGGGTATGCAGACGTAGATAGTCGCATCAATTCTGTAAATCAAGATTATGTATTAAATCAGAAATCCATAGAGGTTTATAACAGAACGTATTGTTTAGGTAAGTACGCGCAATACAATGAAGTAGGACCGATAGATGAAAACCCTGTAACAAACTACCAAATCGATAAAGCCCAAACGCAAAGCGTCGTACAAGATTCTTATATTGATCCCTTGCAAGACTTATTTCGTTAAGGAGTGTTCCATGACGGGAAAAACTCTAGGACAGATTAAAGAGTCTATTCTAACGAATTATAAGAAAGATTTTCCCGGTGAGGCGATAAATGGTAAAGTGTTTGCAACCTACGTCTTAGATAGATACGCAAAATTGTTATATAAAATTTACCAAAAAGCGGAAAAGAAATAGGGAGCTACAATGGCGGTAATTCAACCGGATACTGGAAATACACAAAGAGAATTGACTCCGCAGGATTACAAAGCGAACGGAGTACTGAATAATACAGGTGCAGAAATTGCCCTTGTAGTAGGCTCCGCAACAAAAGCAGAGCAATTCATCCAAAATAAGCAGTACGCATTGCTTTGGAGAGATGCGGATTTGTTATACCAATCTCCGCGTCCAATGTCCGTATTTGAAAATACTTACATTTTGGAACCAAACGTACAGCGTTTTACAGTAGCTAAAGTTGTAAACTCAATTGTTCCACAATTATACAAGGGTTTATTTTATGAAGACCCGCCAATGGTGCTTCGTCCGCGTCCCGGTGTTTCACAAGATGTAATTGATGCTAAGACGGCTTTATTTTCAACACTATTAGATGATTGTAATTTCAAGATCGAAACTAAAATAGGTCTTGAACAAATGGCAACATTCGGTACAGGTATTTGGAAATGGGGAATTAAGTACAAAGAAATTATTACCAAGAAACGTAAAGCGACAGTAGATAAGGTATCTGGTGGCCCACAAGGTTACGAAGATACTGCAATGATTCCACAAGATAAGCCGCCCGTTATTGAAATTACCAAACGCTATGCTCCTAGACCTTTTATAGAAAGCAAGCAACTCGATAAGGTTTTAGTTGACCCACATTGCTGTGTAGGCGATATTCGTAGAGCAGATTTTGCCATCGATCAACGCTACATGGATTATTATCAACTTAGTGATCTTATCAAAGGTATACAAGAATTACCCGAAGGCCATCCAGATAAAGCAGGATGGATACTACCCTCTGAGAGTGATTTAAAGGCATGGTTCATGCCGCCCACTGAAGCCGGGGAATTAGGAAATTCTGTTACCGATCAAGCGATGTACATTCGTGGGGTAGTTCACCACGCCGAAGAGATAACGAATCAAGTTTCACCGGATTTACTATTACAGAAATTAGAAGTATTAGAATATTGGGATAAGAGACGTAAGATTATCATTATCCAGAGAAAGCACAAACTTTACTCTGGCGTGAACAATTTTGGAGTTCTCCCATTCTTTTCAGCTAATTGGTGGAATAGACCAAAAGCATTTTACGGAATGGGATTGGGCCTGATTGTCGGACAAAACCAGCGCGTTGACCAAGGAACCATCAATGCTATCCTGAAAATCCTGTCATTTGGTGTTAATCCAATCTACCTGCGTCGTAGAGATAGTAACTCACCTACGCAGATGATTCGTACAGGGATTGGAAAAATCCTGACAGTAGATACGGAAGTTGAGAAGGCGTTTAAACTGTTGGAAACTCCTAAAGTTCCTACGGATGTTTGGAGTGCGCTGTCAGAATCCGAAAAAGCTACAGAAAGTAGCAGCGGAGCAGACCAACAGCTTGTACAAGGCTCTAGTTCCGGCCCAAGATCATCGATGGGACGTACCGCAACGGGTGCAACTAATCTAGCGGGTGCTTCGGCAACCAGACTAGATGGACCGCTTGATAACTTTATTGAACAAGTGTTCAAACCGTGGCTTTATGTCTTAGATATGCTCGTATTCGAGAACTTCTCGGATGCCGAAATATACAAAATACTTGGCGAGGAAATGGGCAAAGACTTTGAACTGTCGATGCAAGATTTCCATGACGCTATTATTGAGTATGAGGTATTAGCCGGTGCATCGCTCGCAGCGAAGAGAACCATGTCGCAATCAATGACCCTGATTACGCAGATTTTCGAGAACCCAACGATTCAAGAAAACCTCGCGGATATTAATGAGGAATATATTGATTTCAAAGAAATTCTCAAGATGTGGATGCAAGCAAGTGAGTGGAAAGACTTCAACGATATAGTAAAGCCGATGACGCAGGCCATGAAAGATAAACGAAAGGCTCAGTCGCAGGCAGCACAACAGCAATCAAAACTAGCCACACAGCAAAAGATTAGTCAGCAAAATGCCCAACAGAAGTCACAACTTCAACAAGAGGCAATTGATGGCCGTATCAAAGAAAGACTTGCTGTAGGGGCGGTATTAAATAGTACTAAAGCGGAAGCCAATACTGGTGAGCCTGATACTTCAGGTCTTGGCGGTCAAGAAGCACCCGTAGAATAAAGCCGGTGGGAGTTAGGTACTTCATCGTCCACTTGAAAACCCTAACGAATTCCATAAAGGAGAAGTATGGAAGTAGATTTCACATTCAAACCAGAATTAGTTTTAGATCAACAAGAGATAGCAGAACTTGCGGCGGTCATAGGACAGCCCGGATTTAAAGTAGTTGCGAAAATTCATAGAACTTGTGTAGATTGGTTTGTAAGACAACTGATTAATACAGACGTTAAAGATAAAGACGCAATTATAGCACGGCACATGCAGTCACAAACGGCTGCTCAATTATATACATTGGTATTAGATTCGATTAATAACACAGTGGACGAGTATATACACTCGCGCCCATCAGATAAACCAGTAGACGCAGTTCAAGGGTTAGATTTTGGAGAGGATTCGAACACGGAGGAGGATAGCGTTCTATGAGTGAACAACAGGAATTAGAAGTAAAGAAGTACATCTATCAACCGACAGATGAAGACGGCAGACCAATCGGCGGGAAACAAGTTCTGGAATATACGACCCACGAGGAACTAGCAGACAAGTTAAGGGAACAGAACGTACTATTAATTCGTAAACTACGCCAAGAGACACGTAAAGTACGTTTAGGGATTGTCGATGACGAGGAAATTTCAGCCGATACACCACGTTTTCAAGGTTTTACGGATTTCCATCCCCGCGATTTAAGCGATGAAGAACGTTATGATTTGGCTCGGAAACTACAAGACCCTACCACAGCTTTTGAAGCAGTAAATACCATTGTAGAAGCGCAAGTAGGCGCACCTTTAAGTGATATTGGAGCTAAATTAAGCGCTGGCGAACGGGAAAACTTGTCATTACGGGCAAAAATTGAAGCTAATGCTTTCGTGAATGATAATCCTGATTATTACAAGTGTCAGGAAAACTTTGAAGCCATTACTTCATGGATGGTCCGTTATGATTTAGCGCCCATCAAGGCTAACTACCAGAAAGCATATGACACCCTAAAGGCACAGGGCGTTTTGATTTTAGGAGCCGCGCCGACTCCGGTTGCGACTCCGGTTGCCGAAGCAGCACCAGTTGTAGAACCAGTAGTTGTGGAGCAAGCACCGCCCGTTTACCCCCGCATTGCGAGTGGGTTAAATAACGATAATAGTTCCTCAGTCGGACCGATTATTCCAACTGGTAGCGATATTGTATACGAAGTTATTTCTAACGGCCAGAAGCGCATTCTTACAGGTTTACAAGCAATTAAGGCTATGCCAAGTGAGGAGTATAAAAAGCGTCTTCTACAAGATAAGGAATTCGGTAAGAAAGTCGATAGACTAGAAGCAGAGGCAAGAAAACCGCGAGTATAAGATGATCGTTAGAGAATATGACGTTAAAGACTTACGCTCTGTTTTTACTATCAATAAAACCTGTCATCAAAAACCACAACCTAATGTAGAACTTTTGGAACAATTGCATAAAGGTCAAACATGGGTTGCTGTGGAAAATAATGAAGTGGTTGGTTTTTTATTATCTACTTACAAAGAAGGTCCATATGTTTACAACATTGCCGTACTTCCTGAACATAGAGGAAAAGGAATAGCAACGGAATTGTTTAAAGTATGTCATCAATTTTACAATGGAATGGGTTATATATATCTATACGTAGATGTAACTAATCCAGCCCAAAAACTATACTTCGATTTGGGGTATAGAGTTAAACGTATCAAAGAGGATTTTTACGGACATATGCAAGATGCATTAGTCATGATAAAACTTCTCAATATTTCCGCTGAATAGACGACGTGAGTTTTCATTCAGCAAAAAAAGATTCACAGTCGGATTACTGTAAGAATCACCAATAGCGTGAGGCAACTTCGGTTAGAGTCTTAACTGAAGTAAATGAACACACAGTCGGATTACTGTTGTAAGTAGTTTACGCGATAAAGGACATGAAAAGGAAAATCTATAATTTCTGGAGGGAAACTAGCTTTTCCTGAAAAGGAAAACAAAACATGGCTAATTATAGCCCGTCGAGTAATAGTCAGTCAAATCTGCCTCAATCAACAGTACGCTATTACGACAAGAAATTCCGCGAAAACCTGAAGGCACAGACTCCTTTCGTAGCTTGCTCAGAACGTCTTGACTTGCCTATGAAGTCTGGTAACCAATATGAAATGTTCATGTATGTACCTCTGGCCGCTAACACAGCACAAACTACAGAAGGTACAGTTGGTTCAGGTATCTCGGTACAAGTACTAACTACAACTGCAACCATCGGTGAGTATGCCGATTACGCAAACTTCTCAAGTCTATCGCTTGCTACCGCAATTGACAACACTGTTGAGAATGTGGCGCGTGAACTTTCATACCGCCTTGGTGAATCTCTTAGCGCACTTGTCCGTGCAACTGCTGACGGCGCAAACGCTATCGATTCTTCAGTACTAACACAGCTTGGTGCAACAAGCTTAACCTCATTCACAACTCTGTCATTGAACCAGATTCGTAACTCTGTACAGAGTCTTGCAGGTCGTTCGGTTCGTCCGTTCGACGAAGCTTCAAAGACATTCTGCGGTGTAATCCATCCGTTTGCGCTTGGTGACGTTCTTGCTGACAACAGCAACAATGCTCCAATCGATATCTTGAAGCACACCCCAGTGGGTCTTGCAAGAATGGAAGACTTAATTTCTGTAGACCTTACAGAAATGATCGAACTCCCTTCAACCGGTGTTCGTTTCTTCCAGACAAACCAAGTTACCAGCACTGCGAACTATAAGAGCGTAACCGGTCTGACCGCGCTTCGTACTTATATCTTCGGACGTGATGGTATCTTCTCTATCAAGCTTGGCGCACAAGGCGACACAGGCTTTGGAGATGGTGAATGGTCGAACATAAAATGTAACATCGTGCAAAATGCCGAGCCTTCTAACTGTGGGCTCGTTATAACTAGTCTATAATGACAGTAGCCGATCCAGAAGGGTTAATTCCGGGCTGGACTAGTTACAGGGTAAAGGTAAAATTGCCCTGTCTAAATTTCTCCTGATTGACTTGGAAGCTGAAATGGCTAACAGGGCGCAAGCGTAATGGCAGCGTGAACGACTAAGCGGAGAAACTTCGTAAGAAGATGCGATAGTCTGAACTGCATGGAAAAACAACATGCAGAGGTAGACAGAAATGATCTACCACTGAGAAATCAGTTAACAAATTTGGCATTTTACAACATCTTTAGGCCCCGATACTACGATCAGAATCAGGGAAATTGATGCCGCGAGTGCAATAAGCTAAACAACTTACAGACACAAGGGTGTTGGTATTTTACTAATACCCTTGGTTCTGGTTTATTGTACACTTCTAGGAACTTGACACGTATGATATAATAAGTATTATGCGTAAATTGAATATAGCGGGACAAAAATTCGGAATGTTAACTCTTATTGAAGTAGTAGGAGTCAACAAAGCTAAACAAAGAATGTGGAGATGTATTTGTGATTGTGGAAAAGAACATTTTGCCGGACAAGCACACTTAACAACAGGAAAAGTCTCCAGTTGTGGGTGCTTTCGTAAGACAAAAAACCGCACACATGGAATGTGCCGTACTCCAGAATGGTTTGCTTACCAACATGCAAAACAACGCTGTAAGGCTAATCATTCAAAGCACGAACACTATTTTGACCGTGGCATACGATTTAATTTTACTTCCTTTGAAGAATTCTTTAACGAGGTAGGATTAAGACCTTCCGATAAGCATTCATTAGATCGAATTGACAACGACGGTAATTATGAAGTAGGAAATGTAAAATGGTCTACTAAATCGGAACAGGAAAGAAATCGGCGTTGTAACAATTGTACTGCACTAAAACAAAGAATTAAAGAACTTGAGGCGCAAGTCGCTTCACACTTCGCAGACGGGTGCTCTCATCTGCAAAAGGAGAAATAAATGGGCTTGCTTAATCAAGTATTCCAAGGAGCGCCTTCAACGGCGGCTTCGGGAGGTTTGCCAATTGCCCCTAACGTTGGAATTGACACCGTAAACGGTGCTCTCTATATGAGTGCAGGTAACGGTTGGGTTCCTCTGGCAAACATCAACGCTAAGGCGATTGCATCAGCACAGGTTGCTAATAATGCAAACGTTCTAACATATACCGCTCCAACGAGCGGACTTTATGAAGTTCAACTTTATGAAGTTTCTACAAACACCCCTACCGCTGCAACTTTGCCAGCTATTACGGTTGTATATACTGACCTTGATGCCAACGTTTCCGTAACGGATACTCTGGCAAGCGTAGGATCAGTAGCCGCAGCCGGGGTAGTTAACCAAGGTGTCTTTATTGTAAACGTAAAGGCCGGTGGTACTATTGTAGTTGCAACAACTAGCTATGCAGCCGGAAGCGGTACAGCACTAGCGTACACCGTTAAGGCTCGCGTGGCATACAGCGGCTAATTAGAATATAAGGAGAATATAAAAAAAACCATGTCTAATATTCAAGAATCTTATCCTACTCAAACTACAGGTTTGGGTGTAGCCGCGAAAATCGCTGTCCAAGGTAACTTAGGAACAAGCACGATTCCCGGCAAAAATAACGTAGTCCTTTCAGTTGGTGGAGCTAACGGACAAACAAGTTTTCAATTAAACCCACAAGTACAGGATGCCTCCGGCGCAGAATATAACCCCGGAACAGCATTCGTTCTTACTAGTGTTGGCACATCTTCACCCGGAGCATTGACTCTGAGTGCAGTTGCGGCATCAGTGAACGGTACAGCGGTTTACACAGGTACTATTACAAGTGGCGGTTCAAACGCTTTCGTCGGCCTATTATTTACTGTAGCCGGATTCGTTGGCGCAAACAATAATGGCGTGTTCGTGGCAACAGCTTCAACTACAACCACACTAACATTAGCTAACGTAGCAGCAACAGCGGAAAGCGCATCAGCTACTGCAACTTCAGAAGAGGGTGTAGCTGTTTATACAGGAACTATTGGTGTAAAAGCTAACAGTCTTGTTGGACAGACTTTCACAGTCGCGGGATTCGTAACTACTCCGTCAAATAACGGTACATTCATTTGTACAGCGAACAACGGGAGTACTACAATCACACTTGAGAACAACTTCGCGGTTTCTGAAACACATGCAGCGACAGCAACATCTCAAGAAACTAACGAGAACGTATTCGTTATTAGCTCAGTAGCTTCTACAAGTGGCGGCGTAGCAGTTTACACCGGAACAATCGGTGTTGCAGCCAGTAGCCTTGTTGGAAAGACATTCGTTGTGACGGGCTTCGTAACTACTCCTGCTAACAACGGGACATTCGTAGCAACCGCGAATAACGGAAGCACGACATTAACTCTTGCAAATACAGCGGCGGTAGCGGAAACTCATGCGGCAACTGCGACTGGTCAACCAGTTCAGGCTGAGTTAACATATCTAGTTTATCCTGCGAAGACACTGACAGGTAATACCTATCAGCCTTCAGGAACAGCGACAGCAATTGCAACTGTTTCGGCGTCTGGTGTTGTTACAGCCGTTGCACCGGGTAATGTGGAAGTTGAAGTATCTTATCCAACATTCAGTAACGCAATTGGGGCCATTGTTTCTAGTGGAAACCCCATGAATGGTCTACCAATCATGAAGATTTACGCAACTGTAAACGTACAAGTACTACCCTAATCATTTGTCTACTTCGGGAGGAGAATATGCATAATGATAACGACAATGATGAATATATAGCGGTCATCAAAAGGCAAAATCGGGTTCTACGGAGAACACATTCTATTCTCCGTAGAAACCTTCAGAAATCTAAGATGTATTCAGATGAATTATTCTTACAATTATGTGAGAATCAAAAATCTGATGCTGAAATAGCTATGGAAAAACTGTGGACGCTAGGCGGATTTGAAAACCAGTGCGGTCCAGAGGATTATAATTATATCGTCGCGTCCTGTTTAGATCATCTAAATAAGGCAACCGCCTTAAGCCGTAGCTTAGAAATCAGTTAACAAGTTTTTCTGTATATAATACAGTAAGGCGGGTGGATTACCCTAATTACCTATTATATACGGTTTTTCTTCAATTCCCGTCAGGTGTGTACATGCCGGGTGAAGAGACTGCTACCAATTCGTAAATTTCACTCTAGAAGCGTAATTGAATAGCAGACATATATTAATGGCAGATATAGAGGAGATAAATGCCAGAACCAACGCTACAAGAAATACAAGCTTCACAGGGAACTAGACTTCAGGAAACTGCACCTTGGGAATCATACGATTCGGAATTAACCGGTCCTAAAATGACCCCGGAATTGGCCGCACAAGTTGCGGAGTACGCACAAAAGCGTTATCAAGATGCACCAGTCAGTTCACAAACTCAGGAAGTCTTAGCTGAGAGTCGGGAAATTAACGAAGAAATAGCGAAACAATATCAGTGGTTAATGCCAGAAGATTATTCCGATGTAGAGGCGAGAGTCGGTAGGGTAATGGATCATGCCGAGTTTATAACCAAGCTACGCCAAGCTAGTATACCTTGCTATTATACACAACACCCACACGCAGATAAACTTACACTTTTATGGCAACCAAACGGAGTCGAGCAATTAGAGGTTGCATGTTGGGTACAGTTCGGTAAAATGCCTGAACTATCTATTATGAATTTCGATCAATATGGAGCACCGTTAGCTGAAAGACGCAGAGGGTGGCGTACGCCTCTTCTGCAACTTATACTGAAAGGCATTATAACTGAAGATAAAGCTAATGAAGTCTTTGGTAAACCACGTTTAGACAAAGCATTTGATAAATACAATTCAACCCTACAAGCATTTAGAAATGCAGGTAGTAGATTAGCTGATTAGGAGGAAATCAACCAATGGGAAATTTACAAGATATTGCAGGGGCATCTGTTCCGCTAGCCGAACCAAATGTTAAAGCAACGGTAGCATTGCCTGAAACCAAAGCATCTGGTAAGCAGGAATTAGCGAACCTAGAACTAGAAGCAAAGCGTTTAGAAATTGAGGAAAGACGCCTAGCGGTTCTGGAAAAGAAAGCAAACGTACAAGACTTAGAGGAACGTCTAGCCGAGCGCGAATTAAAGCGTGAAACTGTCAGACAGAGAAGCAAAATTAACGGGGAAACTTTAAAACAGCTATCTCGTAATGATGATATGGTGCAGAAACGTTGTAACCACAAGAAAGGCGGAAACGGAGCCAATGGCGTTATCGGTGGACAGGGTGACGATTCACAGTATGCCGTTATGAAGCATACATTTGCCAATGGCGATATGTGGGTACGTTGTTTGCGTTGCGGTAAGACATGGAAGCCTGTAAATCGTACTGCCTTTGCCTCAGATGAATTATATCTCAAGGCAGTAGCGCAGTATGAAGCGGCTGTTAACTTTCAGACTCGTAACGTGCCGTCTTCATCGATTCAGTTCCGATTCAGCGATAATGGCGACTATTACAGACAAGTTACTGACAGTACTAACTTAAGATAAGAGGAAACATGCCAAGCGCAAACGCTACGATTCCATTCACAACAACGGCATTTGGTAATTTTACCTTAGCTCATAACTTGGGGATTGTTCCAACAACCGTTATTTTTGAATTTACCGATGGCGGTAGTGTGTGGTTTCAACCACTACGATACGATGCTACTAACTTATATTTAGTAGCATCGGCTCCCGGCGTTACCGGAGTGGTAATTGTATACGCATCATGCGATTGTTAAGGAGTAAAAATGGGATTACCAAGCACCCAAGTAGCGTTTACAACATCAGCATCCGGTAATTTCACTTTACCACACAATTTAGGAGTTATACCGGGTTCTGTTATTTTCGAGTATACTAGCGGCGGTGCTGTCTGGTTTCAAACCCCAACAAAATATGACGCGACTAATCTTTATCTAGTAGCATCGGCTCCGGGCGTACAAGGCTATGCTATCATCTTTGCGAGCACGACTCCCTCATGTGTAGTTTTTGGTAATTCTACTATAAGATTACAAGAAGTTGTGGACGATGCTTCAACGTTAGGTGATGTTGCACCAGCCTTATCTACAGGCGGCTTTTCAATGGCTCCTGCTTTGTCAATGGCTAATGATGTAATGCAGCAATTGATTAACGGCGGTCCCGGTGGACAGCCTTACAACTGGAAATGGAATCGTTATAATATTGCACCATTTAATACGATTAGTTGCCAGCAAGACTATATGATTCCCGGTCTAGTTAACCTTGGGTGGATTGAAAGTTCATGGGCAGTTAATATTAATCAAACTTCTGTTCCCAAGCAAAAGATGTTTTTGGAAGTTCATAAAGACTTACTGGTTACGAATAATCAAAATACGTATCCGGGTAAAATTGGTTGGTTACCTAATAGTATGTTAATGACCGGTACTTGGGGCCAACACCCGCTAGGACCGACAGCAGGTTTCCCATCAGGTGAAACTACAGTTGCCGGACCCGGACAAACCGGACAGCAAAACCCCGGACCCGGTGTAATCTATACAAACCCACAAGGGAATTTAATTACGCCTATAAATGCCACTACAAATATTACCGATCCATACGGGCATTTATGGACATTGACTACTTTCGGCACATGTGGGGCTACGGAACCAATTTGGCCAACCAATCCTACATATCCTACATTCCGTAATCCAAATATTCTTGCCACTACAGTAGTAGATGGTACAAGTGTTTGGACAGCTATTAATCCACAGGGACAAGGATTTAGAATATCGCCAATTCCTTCGCAAACTGGAACTGTCTGGAATATCGAAGTAGTTGGGCAAATGCGTGCCCCAAGATTCTTTAATACACAACAGTATATTAATCCAATTCCTGATGACTTTGAATGGGCCTTTAAACAAGGGTTCTTTGCTGAGTGCTTTAGACGCAACCCTGATCCGAAAGTTCGTTCAAAGTATCCACAAGAACGTCAACTATGGTTAGAGTCTCTTGACAAGGCCGTTCGTCAAGCAGACCGCGAGATGGATGACTTCGGTTTTTATCCGACTAATATGATAATGGACACTGGTTGGGGAATACAACCAATCAATCCCGCACAGCCTTTTGGCCCTTG